CACTTCCATCAAGTACCTTATTAGGTACCTCATCATCGGTTTTTGTATCATCAGTCTCTGATGTAGCTTTGGATAAAAACTCTAATATTTTATCAGTATTTTCCTTCACGGCTTCACTAAGTGATGCCTTGATCTCATCAAGAAGCTTACCACCAGCAGCATATTCCTTAACAGGTACAGGTACTGTCATCTTATCCGTTATACCTTTTATAAGATCCTTCATAAGAGCCACCAATTCAGCTAGCGTTTCCTCAATACGGTCAAAACGCTCATTAATGGGGGCGAAATCTATATCGGGTGAAGCCGGCGCTTGGTTCATAGAATCAACAATCTGCTTGAGATCATCAAGAGCTGCCTGAAGCTCATCCTTTTTCTTCTTCGCATACGCGCAGCCAAGCTTGCGGCCAACTCTCATTATGCAAGCACGTATCTTCGAAATCTGGCCTTTATATTTTTTCTTAACACGCGGCCAATTAAGCATCGCCAATGCAACAGCACCATGCTTACAATCAGGGACAGGAAATGTTTTATTAGGGCCGCAGAATGTGGTCTTCATTTTCTTACGTGCTTTTGATCCTGCAGGAGGAAGCTTCCTATCCTCCGTCTCGCTATCCTCAACATCCTCATCACCACACTCATCACATTCATCAAGCCCCGCTATAATCGTTTCAAGATCATTCAATTCCTCCTCACTAAGATCCTCCCCTAAAATACTCTCAGCATATTCAACGAAATCTGTATCAATCGTTTTGTCCTTATCTGCCATATCTTCCTCCGTGTCTAATTCTAAATTTATTTCGTCAAAAAGAGCATCTTTCAAATCATCCTTCTCATGTAATACAGCAAATTTATCAGCTGCAATATTAACAACAGATACCTCCAGAAATCTATCAATGAAAACCTTATCATAACAAAGCTTGCCATCATAAATTTTGCCTACTATATGTTCACATTCATAACGTTCCTTGCCACATATGCTGCAGATAACCTTCTTCGGTTTCGTCCCAATAGAAAACCTCTTATATAAACCTTTTTCAAACTTTTTAGCCGCCTCCTCATCCTTTATTACAAGCGTAGCACTAATAGCTTTTGCACCCTCAACATACTCTGAATCAGTAAACTTAGCATCCTTCACCTCTCCTATCGGATCCACATGATCCTGATGATATAAAAGCACTGGCACAGGAGCCGGCTCTAGAAGTGTGTCTATTTTTTCAGCTGCATTAACATAGAACCTAAAATTATCATTAACTACATTGGGATGTGATATTTCAACACCTTCTATAATAAGATTACCATCTTCATCCCTATATTTTATAGCCATATCACCTCCTCTTCACCTTAGGAGGCGCCATCTGCCTCCCATATTGATTCTCGGGGCTTAACTGAGACTCAATTTCATTTGTGTTAATTACTAAGCGCCCCGTTAAACCAAAAATGGTTCTCGCAAGCTCATCATCACTCAACGGATCATAACCAAGATACAAACGACGCATTTCGTCATTGGTAATTATACCATTTTGATACAAGTTCAACCCTAATCTTATACGTGCCATGTAATCCGTTGTATCAATTTTTGGTAAATGTACATAAACGGGCTCTGTATAAGGTACCTCACTCATAAATATATCATTTATAATGAAATTAATGTGTCTCTGCCAAAGACGTGCTATATATTCAATGCGTTTATTTGTCGCCGATTCACCAATAACAGATGTATCTCTATTTGACCCTTGGGGATCACCTAATATAACAGGATCGATCCCAAGCGCTTGATAAACACGATTCTTAAAATGCTTCAAGAACGGCTCCAAATCAATCGGTGCCTCTGGTGATATAGCTACAGGCTCATCATAATATGGAATAATTTTTAGTGAATGAGGCTCCGAACCCTCAAGCCGGCGCCCCTCACGTGCTAAATCTTCCTCTGTTAATGCATCAATCATCATCGGTCTATCTAAAAGATCATTAGGAGGCCGCCCGGCTGGTATCGTCGGGGTACCAACCTTCAAAAATATCTGTGGTGACGAATACAAAACAGACATAATCTCTGCTTGCTGTTCCAATAACCTGAGAACCTTAACATCCTCCACAGTCGCAGATAGGATAGAATTTCCATAAAAATACCCAGGAAACTTTGCTAAGGTCACATGAATAATGCGTTCAGGTTTAAATACGTAACGATCATATGTATACCCAATAATTTTATCTCTCTTTATATCATACATTATAGCTACATCAGGAGGATAGAGCAATTCAGGATAGAGTGGCAGCTTGCGGCCTTCATAGGTTTCACGTGAATATACAATCCTGATAAAAACATTACCAAATAACAATAACTGTCTTATAAATGACTGCGAAAATTCACCTAATAGGTCACAGTCGAAGCGGCGCCTCATAATTTGAAGCCGCCGCAATAAATGATTTTTAGCTTTTATGCTATCACTAATAACCTCAACCTCATGCCATGGGATACGAATAACATACTCCTCAATCCCGCGGCGGACAATAGCCTCTGTATTATGTAATGTTAAAAATCCAACGGGATCTACAAAAACCTCACCCTCAACTGATACATCATAAACATATGGATCATCACTCATATATGGCAATACCTGTATATCCGAATAAATAATAGGAATCTCAAAATTGCGTATATCCATAAATTTATAACCGTTCTCATCATAGTTTAACGCAAATTGTACACCTTTATACCTTAATAAAAATGATATATATGATGCAATTAATGGTGTATGACTCCTTAAATACCCCTCCCATTCATTATAAAAGATTGATATAGCAATATTAATAAACTTTTCATCAAAGAACCACCTCGGCAATGCATCTAACCCAAATGGCAACAAATAGGAAAGAACCTCTCCTAATGCACTATCATTTGGCACAAAGACATATTCATCATCATATGTAACCTGATAATTATTATCATCAATTAACCTTATTAAAAATGGGCAGACAGGAAGCCGCCATCCCAGCTGGTCATGAAAAACACCATAATCACCATGCTCAAATAATACAATCATAAACTTCACAAATTCAGCCAGAGATGGTGCATGTACAACAACTCTATTGCGTGCAAATCCTAAAAATGTGCTCGTCGAATGCTTGTACGTTATTGCCTTAGAAAATGATACGTCTTTTACATATGCAACAATACCGGGCACCTTCTTTTCAACATCATCCACAGTACCAGTACTACCATCTATAAATACTAAAGAATGATCTTTTGTTACCACCGTTTCACCTAATGTACTACGGAACATAACCAAATCCTTATCAACAGCATGACGGATAAGCTTTTTTACAGGTCTAAAGGTCCCTGTAAACACAAACCCATCGCTTGATATAGGTACGATCGTTTCTAGATCATCAGGGTAAACAACCTCATATGGATGTTCATCCCTTATACCAAACAGACTACCCATCCATGAAAATAAAAAAGCATGTGTTGTTACAGTTATATCATCTCTGAATTTAACTATTATAGGCCGGTCGCCCGCTACAGAATCATAGATTTGTGCTAACTGGTGCATATCAAAATGTGGATGAATCATAACAGCGTTGCGAGGCCGCGGCGGTTCATCATAAATAATACTTCTGTTCGGATCCATATACTTAACCGTATGCACCGTCGCACGAGGCAGCTCAGCAGTAATACTAGATAGCGCCTCCGCATTCAAGTCCCTGCCTGCAAGACGCTGCAATAACTGCTTAAGCAATCTATTCATATAAGTCCTCCATTAGCTTAAACAAGCCGGTTATCAACCGGCGATCACATTCATCCTTACTTTCTGTATGAACGTGTTCTTGCACAAAATTATACCATTCCACAAGTCTTCTATATAGTTCATTTGGCACAACTGTAGCAATAACGTCATGTATGGAAGCGCCCGCCTCTATAGCACCTTCGGTATCTATACCGCCTACAGCCCTGCGGTAAAACTCACGTGCTGTGCTCGTCGATTCACCTGGACCTGGTACATGTCCAGAGGTACTAATATGTTCTTCATCACTAGGCTCACCGCCGGGTGTTGGTACAATAGGCATTCTATATCCTCTAAACCTCCCTCTATAATCCTGCACATCAGCCGACGATATACACAAAGCAAGTGCATCAACAATTGCCAACAGTTTATTGAAGAACCCACGCCACCTATTAATAATATTTATATTGATAGCATTGGCAAAAATGACACGTATGTCTTCAAGAAGCCGCCATTCACGGAACCTTAAATCATCAAGTAACTGGAAATAAAATGACAAAATACTATCCTTAATGCCTGTTAACTTATTGTATAAATAATACAGAAAATCCATTAAAGGCACACATCTTAAAAATGCCATCCATTCTTTACACCATTTAGTTTTCGAACGGGTAGGATCAACAATACACATCCCCAATTCATATAAAAATTTATCAATCTTATACCATACCGCCGACACAGCATTAAACACCATATATTTCAAAAATATTACCCATCCTGTACGAATCATAAAACTTAACGATTCGTTAATCGTTTTCATAAGATCAAAACCAAAAGACAAACCTATATATGGACTATACGTTAAAATCTGGAGAATACGGCCAATAGCGGCTAATAGTGCAGGATCCAAATATTTTTCTAATGTTAACCCTGTATCCAGAAGACAACAAGCTAAATAAATAGGGTCAACTTTGATTATATCAACAAATTTATCAACAATATCCTGCAACTGCTCCATAAAATAACGCTTCCAATCGAAACTTTTTATCACATCATAACGTTCGGCAAATTCATCCCATATGGCTTTTACGTCTTCCTTGATAACATTCCACGCATCTGAAAATCCAAAACTGATGCTGATAAACTTTTCTGGTTTACGACGCCCTATAGTAACTGTTACTAACCGTCCTTCATCTACCTTCACATCATTAGGATCAAATTTAAGCCCCCACTTATAAGCAAGAAACTTTCGTATATTAGTATGACTTACATCCAGTGACAATCCATTAGCCTGCGCCCATGAACGATATTCTTCCCATACCTCATTTATAAAATCATGAGGCCGTCGCATAAAACTGAGATGATAATGACCCAACGCCCTTAATGCAAATTCCCTAGTTTCATCTAATGATTCACTAAGTGAACCCCAATCAATATGCCAACTAGATATACGATCGTACATACTATCTAAAAACTCATCAACACTATCCAATGCATCACGCCAGTTATGAGGTAATGTCGTCATGCGCTCCCACGTATCATCTAATCCTTCACGTATGTTACGGAGCCGCCGCCTTACTGTATCATATGTGCTACGGGACCAATTCCCTATCCTTTCACCCTGTGTACGTATCCAATCCCGCGCATGCTCAGCACCACGCGTAATAGCCTCCCTTACATCATCAATAAATGAATCTGCTTCTTCATCCGACTCGGGTTCTGGTTCTGGTTCCTCTTCGCCTTCCCTCCAATCTTCGGGAGACCACCTCTCACCCGTTACATATCTTCCACCCTCATACCTTATACGCACCCGAGAATTAGCTATATCAGTACAAAGCCTGCTCAAATGAGCTTCGCTATCAGGGAACCTATGTGCAAACAAATCAACAACGATATCAGCGACATATTCAGAATAAATAATCTCTATATCATGCTCTGCAGTATCCCAAATATCTTGGCATACATACTGAGTCGAAGCCCGCAATGCTGGATACCAAAAATTCCACCAATTATCCCTATTCTCCGGTGGTGTACTTAAAAATTCATAGGACCTGCTATTCAAAAACATTATATAATCAGGATAATGAGACGAAACATAGCCCTCAACATCCGCTAATATTTCACTAAGTTTAGCCATTCTCCTCCATTACCCAATGGACTCCCTCCTCGGATTCCAAACGGTTAATAAGAGTACCCCAGTAAAAGTTAAGCCGCAGATCCGCTTCAATCTCACGCATTATAGCCTTCCTCTCAGGGGTACATAAATGCATCCAATCAGTACCAATCGCCGCCATAACCTTATCCTTGGCTTGCGGTAAATAATACTTTGCTGTTAACAAATGCATCTTATCAGGATATTGCTTGGGGAATTCAGCTGCAAAAAATTTAATAATGGTATTAGCATATGTTAAGGCATTAGAAGATTCAACACCACCTATACCTACAGAGCTACCCCTGCCAAGTTCTTGCATAAACTGTGTATATTCCCCCAAAGCATTATTTATATCATTATCATCAGTATAACCTGCTTCATCACGCAAAATATATTCCAATGGTGGCGTATATCCTTCATTACCTATATATACGTTACCTTGCGGATCTATATAATGCGATAACTGTTTACCCAATTCTTCAATCCATTTATCAAGTGTATGAGGAATCGCTTTTAACCCCGGTACCTTGCTTAGAACACTAAATATGCTACGCAATAATTTCAAAAACTCAATACTAGCCTTAAGGATCATAATACGCCATACATCAATAAGCTGAACGCTCCTTAAATCCTCAATAGCACTCGTCGATACATCTCTGTCAACTGTTAACTGCCTATAAAAATCTTTACGTGCTATGATGTTAGGAGGAAGCCCCGCTGGTAGTTTATAACGAGGAACCTTTTCACTAGCAGGTATTAACAAAGGGTTCGTACCTGTTAATAATATAGGCGCGGCATTAATAATATTCATTGCTCTATTAAAATCCTCAACATAAGCGCAATTACCAACCTGATTTTCCTTACACCCGCGAACAAAAGCTAGCGATTTAACCAGCATAGGACGCTCTGATGGGTCAAATTTAACGCATAAATTGGCAAGCTTCTCATCCAATACTTTTTCAACCTCATTTAATGTCTTCAAATTATGCGCATATTGTAAGCCGGTGATAATGCTGGTAAGAATCCCCAACATTTCTAACTTAAGCTCCTCCTCCTTCTCAGGTGTCAGCGTTTCTGGTGTCTCAACCCTCAAGGGTTCAGCAGGCCTGCGCTCTCTGGTGGGTTTTTCTACAACATCAGGTATAAAATCAAACATGTCCGCATGGACATCAATGTCGATTAAGCGCCCGCCCTTTAACACACCCTTGATCTTCTTTATATCACGCCTATCAGTATCAACATCAATGAATCCATTACCACACTCAGCATAGACAACATCCTTGCGACCACCTTCATAAACTACAAGCACACGGTTGCGCCGCCCCTCATAAGATATAACATCATCTTCACTTATGTTACTTACATATATTTTCATACAGTTCTTATTGGCTTATACCTATTTGTAACTCTATGGACAAACCGCTGTGTCTTCTTCGGCTGTAATGTTATACTAGGAACATGATCCAACTTCTGTTCTTGCCGTTCTAAATCATTATAAATAATAAGCCCCTGCACCGGATCTATACGCGGTTGGAACGTCCTATAAAATCCATAGACAGCAGCCAAAAATGCAGCAAATTTATGGTCTGGTTCAACAACATATGTAAGATGACCTGTCCCCGTTACCTTTGCACGCAAATTACGTAACTGATATCCTAACATATTCGTAGCATCAGCATAATTCTCAGGCAATCTTTCATCCTCTGATGGAGGCAGCATGATAGCACCCATTTCAAACAATTTCCTGACCAACCGCATAAGGTACTCCTTGGCATAACATTCATCATAACCACCAGAGAAAAGCGGTATTTTCATCTTCTCATTAAACTTTACGGCCATAATGTCAGTAAGCGCGCGGATCCCTTTAGCTCTACCAATAAGTTGGAGCTGCTGTATATCACTCTCTCCATAACCCCAATCAGCTGCAATAGCATCAATGCGGTATTGTTTAACCATCTCAACAATACGCTGCAATGCCTTCTGGTGATGATACTCAACATTAGAAATCGTTTCCGAATGGATAACCCTAAATACATTATTTTTATTATCGTATTCTACTAATACCATAACAACACCTGCTGCCATCGCATTCCAATCAACACCAAGAATGCGGAAGCCGCGCTTCCTACTCACCTCACCATCATAACGCTGAAATGCTTCATCTATATATTTTGATGGTATAGCACTCTCCTCAAGATCAACAAACTCAGCAGCTATTTCACGCAACCAGTCAGCTTGGTTAGGAAACTCAACACGAGTTTGATATTCTGTTGTCTCTTCGATAGGTATGCCCAACCTCTCAGCATCCTTCATCCATGTCCACGTCGGATGTAACCAACTTGGTAAATGAAACTCCTTGAATCCCATGCGTTCATCATTACACGCACGCCAAAAATAACCTCTCTTAGGACTGGGTGTAGATGATAACCATATAACGACATCCTCCATTGACATTGTCGTACCAAACACCTCTACAAACTTACGCTCAGGTATATAATCACAATTATGGACGGGGATGCGGAATCCACCAATAAAGACACAATAAGTCCCCGATTCGGTAGTAAGGTTATAAGCCGCCGCCCTAATGGTGGATTTCTTCTTATAAGGAACAAATATGCCTGTATTGTACCAATTCATCTCCTTATATAACTCAACAGGATCACGATTCAACTTATCAGCTAATTTCACAATTGTTGACCATCCTGACTCAAAAAATGGGAAACCTATCTCCTTTTCATATCTAGGTACATCGTCACTAGCCAGCGAACCCGCTATAACCTTATAACCCAACCCTGTCAGATAATCGATGACAATCTTAGGAAATCTATTAACAAACGCGGCTAAATAATACACAAAAAGACGCTGATCGATTTTTCCATCTATAAAATCCTTCTCAATAAGAACAGGATTAATATGTCTGCCCGCCGTGAAACGCTCATAAAATGTGCGGAATCTGGGATAACCAGACATAATAAGCCGCACACCTTCATTATTAAATACAAGTGATTCACGTTCGCTTATATACCGTGCATAAATAAGCGCCAGCGCCGCTTCCTTAGGATACTCAAAAGGCTCATAATAACGACAACTAATCGGTATCTCATCAACTGTATCAAGAGGCTGAAATCCTGAATCCTTTGTTAAAACAGGATGATTAGATGTAACAACTAACTTTTCATCTGATATAGGTAGCTCAATAACCCACATTTCCTTAACACCCGTCATCGCAGCGCGAACAACACGCACCCATTTGCTATCAGCATCAAGAACATAATCACCATCTCTAACACGGCTGATAGGGGTAAGCCCGCGCTGTGTTAAAACCTTCGTCATACCGTGAAAACATTCATCGATAAGAATAGTACCAGCCCGCGGGCCTCTGATCGTCTGCGTAGAATTACCAACAAACCCCAAAATTTTTGACTCATTACTTAATACAATCTCATACTGAGGTTGCTTACGGTAGGCAACCTTTGATTTACTTAGAGGCGAATCCGTAATAAAACGATCAAGATAATCAGTAAAAAATCTGAGCAGCATCGTCTCCGATTGGGCTAAATAAATAATAACATGCCTTGGTATTGTGAAGGCACGGTGCAATGCCTTCCATGCCATCATTGTTGTTTTACTGACACCACGACCACCTCTTATAACAACCTTTTTACCGGGATAATCTAAGACCTCACGCTGGTAATCGTAGAGTTTTAGAGGCCGGCGCGGATCGGTTGGATCACGCAGGAACAATTCAACAAAGTAAGAAGCGGATTTGCGTATGCGCAAAAGTTCATCAGCACTTAGCTCTTTTAATGATAACCTTTTCACTTCCATATTATCTTGTTGCATGTAGTGCAAACACCAAACCAGAAGGCGCCCTTGGATAACGCGTGGCTCTACGCTGCCTAAGCTGAGCCAAAGCAATCTCTGATGGATTCCTTCTTACATAACTTGCACCAGCAATGGTTAATGCTATAAGCCCGCCAAGCACAGCAGCTGTAAAGGCACCTGTTTTGCTCTGTGCAAATTTAAATGTCCCCTGAGCAATACGTTTCAATAAACGATTCCTCATTACTCTATTTGTCACTCCCTTTGCAGCACCCGTTGCACCTGCTTGCGCAGCAGCACGGGAAGCTGCTGCTGCTCCCTTTGCAGCAGCCCCAGCAGCACTTGCACGAGTCGTTTTCTCCGCAGCCTTTGCTGCTTGTGCAAAAGCAGCAGCACGTGTTTTGGCATATTCTGCAGCCGCAAATTCATTAGGTAGTTTATATTTACTATAACGCAAATTTATAATTTCTTCCGCCCATATCTTACCTCTAAATGCACGCAAACCTTCCGGCTCTATATCCCACATTGGCTTCATAAACTTCATCATAATATAAGGTCTCCATTTCGGCACTGCACCGGGCCCATATAATTTCCTTACCGTTTGAAACGCACGACGCGCATGCTTAGCTGCACGACGGATAATCCTTCTTGGATATTCAATTTCCCACCAAAATGTACGTAATTCTGGACGTGGTATACCAACCGCGCGATCAAAATGCGTTGCATCCCACCACCACTCTCTCATACCAGCCTTTATCAAAGCACTTGGCATATGGCGGTAACCACCACTATAATATATACTACCAATGGCCATTTAATCACCTCACAGTCAATAAACCTTCAATCACTTTGCCTTAGGACGCATAAACTTATACAAAAGACGTTGATAAAAAGACAGAACATATAAAGCGCCCTTCTTATAAAAACCCGACTTATAATACATATCTACATATTTCATAATCTCATCCTCACCCTTATAGCATCCTTCAATACATTTAATACACCAACCCACTTACGAAGCCTCCCCTTTGAAACCATAAAATGACTAAGCCGCGACCCAATCCAGCTACGTTTGGTTAACCTTAGCAATTTACGGCTTAAAGCCATTGAAGCCCGCGGCCTCCTGCGCTGTATAGAGGGCAAAATCTTATTAACAACCTTTTTGCCTTGACTGTTAACTAATCGACCCCTCCACAACCGTAACCGCTTAACATGAGCTAAAGGATCAACAAAATGATAAACATTCCGCGGCGCTACCTGTGGCCTATTATATATTTCCCTTAATCTACGTAATGCTCTCATAATGCCCTATGCAAATAAGCTGCCTCATTACCTAGTAAAACACTTCTTACATTAGTACGCGATGTATGAATTTCTTGCAATGCCAACGACCTTAATGTTGCTGCTTGAGGCATCCTATATGCCTCAGGTAGCTGATTTCTTCTTAAACGAACTAATGTAGTATGTACTCGGTCTAAGATACGAAGCCCTTTGTTCAGAGCAGCTCCACTCAGAGCTATGCCGCCACGAACAATATCATATATGAGCAATCCCCATCCAGCCGTACTCCCCAAACGAGCAATACGCTTACCTACTTTTATTGTATCACCACCTAAAACCCTAGCCATCTTAAAAATTTTTTGTGCCACACCTCGTTTACCTGCCATCTCCATATGTATACCTAATCCTACTAGGCCGTGCTTCCTATACAGATCATAAGCCTGTGTACTCAATACAGGCCTCAACATCTGCCCAAACAACCAATGACCTACCTTGCGCATCACTCCACCACGCGGACCCTGCGCAAATCCCCTGAAGCCTGGGAAACCAACCCACTTAAGCTCTCCTGTCTTAACAGCAGTACGCCATATCTTGGGACGGTACACATAATGATATAAGATTGATGTACCTGCTAAGGTAGCATAAGCCTTACCAATACCAATACCTGCTGCAAAAGGTGACTTAACAAGACCTACGTAACCAGCAGCAACTCTCCATGGCAATGGTCTGTATTTATCTTCAGGAAGGAAATACTCATCAGTCTGCTGCGCATATAAATTTAACTGATTGAACCTATCCATTGTCTCCTTACCCTCGGTCTAAAACCTACCCTTGTTGCCTCTAATTTATTTAAAGACTGCTTATGTAAATTCTCCCAAGCAATACTTGCACCTTGTATAGACATCACATCACGTATATGCCTGCCTGTCGGTTTTGGTCTTATAAGTTTATAAGATGTACGAAACCGCGCCCTTCTTACATTTTTGGTCAACGGTACGACCTTATTCTTCAAAAACTTGTAATTAAGCTTCTGACGCATCCGCTTAAGTACATCCTGGGTCATAGCATATTCCAACCGCCTTACCGTAGATCTTACCAACTTGGGCTTAACAATATTCGTTTCTATTAAGCCCGCCGATCTCTTGAACAGAAGGAGAGGCGGCGGCTTCCTAAACGCCTTCGCAGGTAACTCAACCAGCGGCTCCAAATTATGTGAACCACGCAAGAACTGTCCAAAACGCCTGACAAATTCCTTACCTGACTTGGCAAGTCCCTCTAATATTTTAATCTGCTTTTTTATCATCATTATCTTTCTTCTCAGTATCTACATCCTCAACCTCAGCATCAACAATAGGTAAACCTGATAAGTAACGCGCGGGATCACTATCCTCGCCCTCACCAAATTTTTTCTTCGACTGACGCGTTGCTAAAAATTCCTCCAATATCTTACCCTTCAACTTTGCAATCTCCATAAGAGTCTTCACAAATGGTGACACCTCCTCAACCTCAGCTATAACACCCTCCCCCGATACAACAGGAACATACTGACTCACTCCATTATGTTGTATTTTTTCCAATATCGCATCCTGTATAAGAGATAATAGCTGGTAATCCAATACACGCGACGCCTCAACTACATTATCAGGGTCAATATCAAGCTCCTTCGCCATGTTAGTTAACTGCTCAAAGAACTTAACAAACTCCATAGGACAATACGATGGCGAATACTTTTTCCTAACCTCACATTGATCATATAATGGACACGCCGGGGTACATTTTTTGATAGGTAGCTTAGCAACAGATGCAGCATCCCTCATACCAACAACAACATCAATATCAACACCAGGGAAGAATGTATCCCAAACACGCTGGATTGTTTCATCATAAGCCCGCGCAAGCTTATCCGAATTTGTTTTTTTCGTAGTACTCAAGATAATGTTGTATTACCTTTTCCTTATCCCACCCACTATCAATCCACTTCTTTACTATACCAACAGTAAGACCTATATCGAACGGAATGGGTATGTATGTATAACCACGCTTGCAAGCATTATTTAATTTACAACGATCGCGATACACACGACCATAGAAGTCATACACGGTCATACCTTCAACAACACAGTAATGCTCCTGACCATTATATTCAATAACAAGGGATTCATCAGGTATAAAAAAATCATACTCAAGGGTCGGCGCTTCCTCAAAACGAACATGGTTAAAGATCTTACGACCTGTATATATCTGCCTTAATATACTATACAAAATACGTTCCTGTTCCGAGTCCCACTTGCGTCCTTTACGCCTCAGGATTCCATATTTTTTCTCGTATTTATAATCATAATTAGCAGCCTCATCACGCTTCTTTATTTTCGCGAGTATTGTGCTTATTTTCATAAACCCCTAAGATGTCTACCAACCTACCGACAACGAAGCGCGGCTCATTGGTACCACGTAAAGCAAGAGGCTGCGTATCAAACCTCAGAACCAACACCTCATCACCAACGTTAACTGAAACTGGTAGGTCAATATACTTGTCCTGTCTCCTTGAATATACCAAAGCAGATGATGCCTTCCACTTAATGCGCACTCTTAACAAATATGACAATTCACCAAATGGTACAATAATATCAGTACGCTGCGCAACAAATCCATCATCAATGATCTCACCTATGTAATATCCATTACATAGTTTCATATCATTCTCGTGGTATACGAGGCCCCGGGCCCATTGTCATACTCTCCTGCATCATACGCTCAAGCGCACTACGCGCAAGACCATCAATATCGTTAATATACGTTTTCATAAAATCAGTATATGTCGTAAAGAATAGCTCAACCAATGAATCAATTTTATTGAGTACATCATCCTTCATATGAGGATGAGGTGCATCATCACCATCCTTGTTACGTATATGGCGTATCTCAGTAACCAGACGCGTAAGATCGATCATAATAGGCATCAACTCACCAAGGAGCGCGTGCTTCACAATCTTCTCACGACGCTCTCGTTCCATCTCATCCCTAACATTATTTGGTACACTGATTCCCATAATTTCCCTCCATCTTGCTTAAATGTTTAACAAATTTTACCCAATCATCAACATCATCAAAAATTGCTATAATATCTCTATGATAAACTAGCTTTAGATAGTCATCTGGTTTGATGATGAAGCCCGGCACATCTGGCACTTCTATATCAACATAATCAGCGGACTTAACATATTCACCACTACATGTTTGTATGAGGTCGGCCTTCCATGCAGCCCGCAAAATTATGTCCCCCTCATGTAGATCCAATGGTAATCTTTTGATGATCCCCGGGTTTAAAACAAGCCCAAACTGCAATACAAACACAGACTCCGGAATGTACAAATTTGTCTGCGGCCTGATAAGCAGATCAACAACAACAGCCGTACCCTCACTGATTGGCCTCAACCGTTTCTTCAGATTGTACTGTATTCTCTTCATCTGTCCCCTCTAATGTTATGCCTAATTGTTTACGAATATATGAAGCCGCGCGGCCTAATATAACACCTACAGCATATGTAGAGCGCGCCTTCATATTAACACGGAACCAATCAATCGCCACGGGAACCCATGGCAAGGTAAGATATGACGTCATAGCAAGCAACTCAGCTAACCCAACAGACCTTAAATCAATCTTCGCAGAACGACCATCATCAGTAACATGCATAATATCACACAAACGACGTAACGGGATCGCTGTTGCAGCGGATACATCATCCCTCGTTATCGGAGGATCGATACCCTGTATCAACAGATACCTGCCCTCTCGCCTCGTTCGCATATACACCTCCTATCAAATCCTCAATTGGTAAAACTTCATTATAATTTAATGTTATATGCATCATATACCTGTAAATTTTATGAATAACATTGTAATCAACTGCTAATAACATAACGCGCTACCTCCGGTGATGGATACACATCCACTGTATTATTATCATCATCAAACACAACAACGGGGAACGGCGCTTCATGTTGATCAAAATATGATTGAGTATAAGGATCGTTATATTTGAAGCCCGGCAGGTTTATACAAACTCGTTGCTTTCCACCAAAGTAGAAGCTGGCGTAGTCCCTGCGATGTAGATGAGCCATAACAATCACATCTGCTGTTGCTGAAACATTATCAATAGCATAAACATGTCTGCTAAACGGATTCCTATAAGAATTACGACCATATTTATGTAAAATTAATACCTCCCATGTTCTCTGCGGCATGCGTACATAAACGGTACCTTTATTCCTGAAATAAACTGTATTTAAGCCATCAAAAAATTGGTAAGGGTCGAAACCGGCCGCAGCACTAACAGCTGAGTCATGAACCCGCTGGCTTGATAATAAAATCACATGAAGCCGCCCCTTCTGCTGTAATTCCAATAATATACTATACAATAGCTTTAACTGCGTCGTTGGCGGCACTATCTGCTGAAACTCAACAGCCTTATTCTTAAATGATAAAAACATATCAACCATATCACCAACCAGAAATACATGAAAATTCTCCATAAGAAGCTCTATGTGCTCTTTAAGACGCTTGTAATCAGTAAACCGGGAACCAAGATGCCAGTCGGATGTAAAAATAACACCAACCTTTGATGTCGACACATGCCATTCATAAACAGAATCATAATTCACATCGCCTTCACTATAATTTATACGGTGACGAAAATGTTCCATTTCCTCCAAATAAGCCCGCCAGTCTAATATTTCATCAGATTTGAATCCCTTCCCTATAGGCTCCTCGTGCTTCCGCTTATCATATTTAGAATGCCCGCCTTCATGATAATATAATTTACTCGCCGCCCAATATGTCAATCTATACTTGTCCATTAGCGTTTTTATGAAGCCCTCGCGCCCCAACTTCTTATAACTTTCAATCTCTGGCCATAAATCCATTACATCCTGCTCGGATAATTTCTGTCCCAATACCGGCTCAACATCAACACGATCCAATTCCTTCCAGCTACCAATAAATAGATCCAATGTCTTTAACAATGCATAGACAGTCGACTTCGGTAAACCAAAAACATCGTGAAGCAACTTATTTATACTAACCATATCGTGTTTGTGTTCGATAATGAACCTTTTGATTTCGTCCCACTGTGTATAAATATTAACAGGTAACGGTATAACAACAGGTTCACTCCTTTGAATCATCCATCACCTCCTCTGTCGTATATAAGGATTTAACGCGATACATAAACTTCTTCACAACACTAAGTGATATATCACTACCCTCTAAAATTGCAACACCCATGTTTAAGGCCTTGGCGAAAAATGCATATGTTATAAGATCAAAAATCGTTAAATTAGGTTCAAAATCCCAGAAATATGATTCATAAGCACCTTTTATCATGTTATAATAATCAAGGGGCGCAACTAATATAAGCTCCGATGAATGTATGTAAAAGTAGTAACCGAACATTAGTGTTGAAGCCGGCGCTACATCTAGTAAATGGAGATACGTATCAATAAGCCCGGCGGGCTTCCTATAATCATATACAATCCCCTCAAACTCCTTCAAATACGACTGCGCAAACTTATCTGCCGTTATATATATGACATCATCATAATGATCAATCTTCTCGTTCCATACCCTTTGTACTGCATCAACTAATAAAGACGGATAACGGTGACCATACCTCAATATATAAAGAGCTAAATCATCTGGTGTCTCTATTGAACTAACGATACCAGCCTTGTCCAAATAATCATCAACAACCCTCTTTGCTGTCATATCAACGTTCATGGAATCCTCCTATCCGATAAATAGCAACCTTATATGAACCTTTATCATTATAATAATCACCGAGGTGGGATATAAGCTGTGACAAGGACCGCACAGATTGAACTGACGTCTGGCGTATAAATCTTTTAGTCTTAAACAACCGGCTTAAGGGGTTAACCAGTCTCTTTTCAAGCAATGAAATCTTCAAAACGCGCGGCTTCATCAACACAACCAAATAACAATGCTGTTTATGACGCGCATACTCACCTAACTTAAAATATAAGTAACCAAACATATATGTTAATAATGAAAAGACATCGAGGTGCTGATACCGTGAAACAGCATCCAATATAATAAATAATGGTAATCGATTAGATTCTGGAGTTACAACCTTATACCGTTCGGATAGGTGTAATTTCAACTGTTTGTCTGATGAAAATAGAAGGACCTTGTCGGATCGTTTGACGCGCAAGCCTTCATCCTCCTCTTATTCCTCTACAACGGCATCAATATCGGATAGGCGGGCAATAACATATGTAGTATCACCATCTTCATATTCAACACCTACGTGTTCTGGTACCAAAACGATATCACCAACATGGACATCAACGGGAGCATATGTACCATTAGGGAGTGGTATACCATCACCGACATCAACAACCTCAAAAAATTCAACCTTTGCTTCGGGGAGATATATACCACCCACCTGTTCCTTTTTGCGCGGCTTCAAAAGAACATGATCACCAATCATTTTTATCAAGGATAACCTCCTGATATAGGTTTCACCTACTATATATTCATCAAATAAATCTTGTCAACAATTTTTTTTCTCTTGACACCATTTACATTATGATTATAATCATACAAAACAATGATAGAGGTTGATGAAGTATTACACTGATGACATACATGACTGTATTATAGTGAGCACATTAGGCGGCGTTCTCAGGTATGTAGGTGATGCTCTGTCAAATTATTATGCGCCTCGCAGTCCTTTAAAGCCGCGGCTTCTCTACGAAACACTCAACGCGCTCCTTTACATATGGCATAACGGCGGGCTTATCCCCTACGATGATTTCAAATCATATGTCAGACAGAACCTGCTGGCCTTAAAAAAACACTACACACAGGTTTACAACATAATAAGAACCATCGGCTTCAAGATAAAATATGATAAAGATACTAATACATCGTACGCATCATTTTCGTTCTCTCTTAAGGACCTAAAGGACATAAACCCGCGGCTTCTCGCACCAGAGGGCTGGCCTCTCAAGCTCGTCTACATACCTGATTCGATACATAACTACATAAGCTCGCTTCCAGCACATGTACAGACACAGATAATAACACTTCTTGCATTCCTTGCCGCCGACCCCAAGCACATGCCCAAGTCACAAGATTTCATATCCTCACTCCTTCAGCTATCCATACCAACCATAAGGCGGCACATAACATATCTTAAAAAGCACAAACTTCTCCTCCTTATACCAACATATCATTTCATAAGGAAAAAACATACTAATAAAGGTACCTACTATCGCAACGACCCCATCAACCCGCAGATCGCATACCAGCCATCTGCATACAGATACATTCCTCATAAGGACATTAAAGTCTACAATCTACCTCAGTCCGAATGGTATGCACTACCTCTAACCATCCGTCACATCAGATCCTATAAGCGAACCATGGAACAGACTAATCATGCCATTAAGATACGTAAATATTACAAAAAGCACATTATACATAGTAAGTATAAGGATGCATCACCATCTAATGACGCATACATATCAGTCTATAACATACGACCATCAACATCACCCGACTACTCACATGCATCAACATGGTCACTAAACACTACATTCGATAAGAAACTAGAGTCATTAAAGTACATACGCCAACGACACATACATCAGCTTGCTCATTACTACAAACCTATAGCACAGGCCATACATAACCTACAGATACGACACATAACACCCAGACGTCTTACCAATATGAAATTCCTACGAAGGCAACCGTTGCTACACATAATAGCAAGATGCTTACATAAGATCCTATCATCACATCAATATCTATTAGATAACATGCTTATAAAAAATGACATTAATCATATGATTGATCTATACATACGGTACATGCGTAATCAACCGTTGGAACTGACGGATATCAACATACCTGATGGTAAGATAAGAGTCCTTAAGGACCGTAATCGCCATACATTTAAGTACAAACTCCTTGTTGATGCTGTAAGGTATCTGTATAACATAGCTGAAAAGGTAGGATTACCTATCGGAACCTATAAGGAGTTCGGTAGACTCGAATGTAGGAACACAAGTCGTTTGGTCTATATACACACATCTCTTCTGTATCTGTTGCAAAAGCATGGATATGTAAAATCGATAAGTGGTATAATTAACATAGACAATGAGCCCTTGGCGGGGCTTCATGGTGGGACAGTGAGGGGAACAAAAAAAGTTTCAGGCCCCGTGCGGATAAACTCACCTCCGTGTGGAGGTGGGGACCCCGAGGATGTCCGACAGCGGAGGTGGTTCGGGGCCGACACACAGTGAGAGATGTTTAAGTTAAATCACAGGTTATTAGAACTGGGTCGTAATATAAAGGATACGAATCGTTATACCAAAAGGTTATGGTCTCCTCGTTATGTAGACCTACCATTACGTATCAAACCATCCCTGTTGCGCATGCCGGCACGATATGCAGGATTAAAGTGGGAGATATCGCAGGTTGGTACACGTCTTGCGGCTCTATCCAAGGCGCCTGAGATGGTAAGGAAGATAGATCAACCGATACCTATATTAAAAAATCACTTGACAGCATCGAAGCGCATCGATACATTTGTGATGAATCTGATGAGGAGCAAGAAGTGGCAGATAGGAAGGATAACAAGACGCGGTTTGCTCAACAGGGTTATGAGGTCCTTGATGGGACTACCTGCCAAAATCTTCCGCAATGCCATACGCCATCACTTATATTAAAACATATAATAAATAATTATAATGTATGACAAAAGGAGGTGGATATGGGTTCAAGTCCATCCGATGTTGTTATTGACCCTACCTTGTGTTATTTTTATCGCGATGATTTTATTATTGAAAAGGATGGGTTCAGAGGCGACCGTCTGTTTTTGGAATATTTGGATCTCATATCGAAGAGAGGCATACGCCTTGATAGGTTGGACATATCAGATAGGGTAAGATCACTAGCGCAGCTGCGTAATTTAGTAAAGATCATTGCACATCCTAAGTGCAACTGTGATGAGGTCCGCCGCCAGGGGTTGGATTTAATGTTATCGATTATCGTTATAGAAGGTGCTAGATTGCTTGACTACTATGCATCTATGAAGCGCCAGCCATTAGATAATATTATCGCATCGATAAAGGAGCTCCATACAAAAAAGAACCATGATTATGCAACGGGGTTGGGTGGTGATGCGTTGGCTAATTTTATGTTTGTTGCTGTTATGAAGCCGCGGCTTCCCCGGGAATACAATGAATGGGAGGATTTTTATGATATAGGCCTCGGCTTCATATGGCGCATGGCTGATAAGGTCAGCAGGATGATAACATTTAATAAAAAGGGTGAACTATTAGTCGAAAACGATTCCTATGAGGATGCTGTTAGAGACTATCTAGTATATCTCGGGTTATTTTATGCGTTTATCAAACGTGTGTCATTATTGTTAAGAAGCAGGGAGGCATGTAGCGAAAGGAGTGGCGCATGATTCCAATATCTGATGAGTATAAGACCATAAGAGATACTATAGCCAAAAAATATCAGGCAGAACCTGATGAACCAATTGAGTCAATCTTTCAGCGTGTGTATGATTATTTTCTTAAACCATATCCTATAGAGACTGATAACATCTTTTTTGATGAGAATGGTAATTTAAGCTGGCGGCTTGTTCCTGGCGGTCGTGTTTTGTATGCGGCTGGAAGGAGTGTTGAACAACATATAACACCATTTAACTGTTATGTCATAGCATCACCAGAGGATAGCATGGAGGGCATTTTTGATACGGCGAAGGAATTGGCAATCGTTTATAAGTCAGGTGGTGGATGTGGTATAGATATATCAACGCTACGTCCTGAGGGTGCAAAGGTTCATACAGGATCTGCAAAGGTTTCTACGGGTGCATGGAGCTGGGCTGAATTATATTCTGCTGTTACGGGATTGGTCGGTCAGAGCGGGCGTCGTGGAGCTCTGTTAATAAGTCTTGACATAACACATCCTGATATCGAGCGATTCGTAAAAATGAAGTGCGATTTAAACAATGCGATGGAGAATTATTTTACTCTTCTGAATGTTGATGATGAGGAGGCTGATTTTGTGAAGTATATATTAAGCCGGCTTCAGGTGCGCTACGCTAATATATCTGTTAAGGTAACAGATGAGTTTATGGATGCTATGATTTCTGATGATGACTTTACTCTATCTTTCAAAAATGATGTTGTGAAGGTCCGGCATAGTATAAGAGCGAAGAAGTTATGGGATACGATTGTGAGAACCGCATGGGAGTCAGCGGAGCCGGGGCTTATTTTTATAGACAATGTCGAACGCACATCAAATTCATCAGGCTATGCAAAGATTGCTACAAGCAATCCGTGTGGGGAACAGATGCTGCCGGCTTATTCCGTTTGTAACCTCTTAAGCATCAATCTTGTTGCTCACGTGGATTTGTCTACTCGCCGTATGGATTGGAAAAAGTTAGAGCAGACGGTGCGATTTGCCGTTAGATTGGGTGACGCTATTATTGATAGAGCATATTATCCTATAGAGAAGGTAAAGGAGCAGGCTCAGTTTGAGAGGCGGGTTGGTATAGGGTTTATGGGACTGGCTGATTATTTTATTATTAAGCGCATTAAGTATGGTACCCTTAAGTCTGTCAGGGAGGCCGAGCGCATAGCTGAATTTATATGTAATATAGCATATGATGAATCTGTTAAACTTGCCCAGCAGTTAGGCCCCGCGCCTGCTGTTGAACAGTTTAAAAAGGATGGTTCATATGAGGATTATGTTGAGCAGGCGCTCTTTATCAAAAAGCATTTTAATAAGGACTTTATGATGCAGGTGGCTGAACACGGTATAAGGAATGTTGCGTTGTTAACTGTGCCGCCAACGGGGTCGATATCATTATTAACAGGGGTTAATGCAGCATTTGAACCGATTTTTTATTTTGAAATCGAACGGTGGAGCGAGAGCTTCAATAAAATGATGAAGTTCAAACAACCTATATATGAATGGGTAGAAAATACTGATGGTTATGACGTAAACGCATCATACATGGTTACAGCACATGATGTTGATCCATATGATAAACTAGCCATCCATGCAGCGATACAAAAACATATCGATAATGCTATTAGCAATACATATACGATACCAGCTCAATGGACAACGGATGATCTGTCGCGCTTCTTTATTGATGCTTGGAAAAATGGGGTAAAGGGTATAACTGTATTCAGAGAGGGAAGCCGGCAGGCTGTAATAAGGAGTGGTAAGAAGAAGAGCAAATTCCTCTTTTTATCTGATTGGAAGCGGCCCGATACACTTGATGCGAAGGCTTATAAGTTCCCTTATAGAGACCAAAATTATTATCTTATCGTAGCGGGTGTTGAGGGTAAGCCATTGGAAATCTTTTTGGGTAGTAAGGATATACCACATTCGGATTTTATTATCGCTCTAGATGTGATCACGTCGATATTCCTCAAGCAGATTTATGCCCTTGGAGATGAAGAGTTATATCACCGTGTCGTTGATCGTATTATTAATGAGTTTGCAAGCATAAAATCTGCTGATGGTATGACATGGTATAAGGGACACAAGGTTGCATCTCCTGTGGGATTCTGGGGATTAGCACTAAAGTACTTCCTGCGTGGTATTACGCCTGAGGAGGAATATGAGCAACGCAAGAGGGCTGTGCAAGAAGCATCAAATATGTATAATGGTGCTCTACCGGATGGTGAGGTACCCGATGATGCTATAATAAATGTATGCCCCATGTGTGGTTATAAAATTATAACCAGAGGTGTTGAATATGCGTTTGATTGTAATAACCCATGTCCAAAATGTGGGTATGGTGGGAAGTGTGATTGATAAAGGGGGTTTAAGATGGCAATAATAAAAGCGACTGAGCTATCAAGTACCAAGTATTTGGATCTATCAGCCCGTTTCCCCTTTATGGCGAAAGCGTTATATGGCATACCGTTAGGCAGGTTCATAGGATTTTGGGGTGGCCCTTCCACTGGTAAGACAACATTAGCTCTCGCTTTAATAGGCCTTCTACAGGAACAAAAGAAGGGCGGACTTACTGTCTATGTTGATGCAGAGCGCATGTTTGATGGGAGATGGGCTGAGATCCAGGGTTGCAAGCTTGATGAAATGATTGTTATACGTGGTTCAACAGCTGAGGAGATATTTGAAGATATACGTGATGTTTATGCCAAACATCTGGATGATATTGTTGGGTTTGTCTTTGATAGTGCTGTTGCTATGAGTACTGAATTTGAGAAGAGAGCGAAGCCACAGGAGCAGAAGGTATCGGAGCTGGCGCGCTTATTAAGCCGCGAGCTTAAGGTATGGGCTCCGGCAATAGGTGAAAAAGAAATCCTTGCGATCATTATAAACCAGATAAGAGATCTCATAGGTGGACAGGTTACCAGATATACTAAAGCTTATATGAGTTATAGGGAGCCGGGTCCTTACTTGTTAAAGCATC